GCCCTGCTTAGCAACATCTTTAGCATAGTCAATAGCTTCAAATTCTTTAGGCTTCTGAGGTGTTTCTTTATCTGGATTTTTAGGCGCAGAAACGGAAGCTTTTTCAAAAATCTCTCTTGGCTGATAACCTAATTGTTTAGCTCTTTCAAATTTCTGAGAAAAAGAAGGATCTTTTTTAGATAAATGTTCAGCAATTTGCTCTTCTGTAAAGCCCAATTCTATAGCTCTATCATATGATGAAGTCATGGGAAAAGTTCCTCAAGGGATGTTGCTTTTGAATAATCAGGTTGTTTTGATTGTTCTGTTTCTGCGTTTGGAGACATCTGATCGGCTTTGTCATTTAAACTTTTCAAGTGAGTTTCTAACTTATTTTTTAAGGATCTATAATTTTCATCAGCTATTTTTCTGACAAACATTGGATCGGCAGAAGATCCATAGTGATCATATGCTTTTTTCAATGTTTCATCTTTAAGAAATGCTATTCGATTAGCTGTTTTTAATTGTTGAAGAATCAATTTTCGACCTTCAGGACTATTTGCTAGGCCTGGGAATTTTTTCTTAAATTGTTCTAAATCAAAATTTGTTACTCTTCCTGGAAAATCGTTTTTTGCTCTTGAAAGTTGTCTAGCAAGAGTTTTTACAAAAGCTTGGGTTTCAGGCGTTGCCAAAGCTGCAACCCTTAAATCTCCTGTTTCCCAATCAACATTCCATTTTTCAAATCCAGTCGGAAGAGCATCTGGTTTATCATTTAATTCTTCCATATATTCAAAATCTTTAAAATCGTCTTCATAAGCATTTAAACGATCTATAGCAGCATCATATTTTGGAGTATTTATAGCCTGCCTTTTATCCTCTCTCTTAATTTTATCTGCTGAAGTAACTCCAATTTCTTGTGGCTCTTCAGGCAATTTTAAAGGCATTGGTGCAATATCTACACCAGGAACAGAAATAGTAGTTTCTTCATTGGTTTTTTCTTTGTTTTCTATTTCTCCTCTTCCAAGTTTGTGACGTCTAATCTGATCATTTACTGCTTTAATTATATCAGTTTGTCCTCCAGTGCTTGAATTTTCATAAAGATTTTGATATATATCTGCCGTTTCTTTAGGAATTCCTGCATCTATCATTGCTTTATGGATACTGTTGGCACCTTTTTTCTTTTGCTGAAATTCAAAAGCTTTTAATTGGTTTTGAGGAGAAATTTTTGACCAATCTTTTTGATCAAGTTCTTCACCGGATTGTAATTTTCCAAGCGCTTCTTGCTCTTGCTCTTGTTTTTTTAATTCTAGCTTTTGTTGTTGTTCTTGATGTGCAACTTGTTCAATTTGCAATCTATTCCTCATCAATTCTTGACCAGGTTGACCAAATTGACTTAAAGCTTTTTGTAATGCTCCCATTTTTTCAGATTGAGAAGCATTTTTATATTGCTCATCACCAAGAACTTTTTCTAATGCTTCATTTGCATAATGAGATGTAATGCCTTTGCTAAGTCCATGACCTAGTGCTTCAGATAAAGCCCCATAGCTTGCATCTCTTGGGTCGGCAGAGCCTTTAAAAAATTGAACCATTACATACCCCCACTAAATGCTTTAATACCAGCAGTTGCAAACTGTGGCAATAATCCAGGACTGCCTTGTTTTTCATTGTAAGCAAATGGTTGATATCCAAGTCCAGTGTTTGAAAGATTCTGAAATTGATTCTGTTGCCTTCCTGCTGCTTGTCCTTGCAATTGAGAAAAAAGTTGTGCCAGTTGAGATTGAAAATCGGATGCTGCCCCACCTAAAGCTTGTCCAAATCCACTCGAAGATAATGCGCCTGCGCCAGCAAATCTTTCAGCAATACCGGGTAAAATCTTTTGTTCAAATTGCTGATTATATGGTTGTGCAAACTGATTAAATGCTTCCGGTCCATTTCCTAGAAGATTTTGATCATATTGATTTGCTTGATTAAATCCCCCTCCTTCACCCAATTGTTGTTGCAACCATTGAATAAGTTCATTTCCGCCAAATTGTTGTTGCTGTTTAGTTCCAGTGGGTAATTTTTGCAATTCATTATCATTTCCAAAAAGATCTTTACGACCTTCTTTAGTAGTGCCCAATCCAAAAAGAAAATCAAATAATCCTGCCATATATCACCTCAATTTTTTAAATATTCGATTACAAAATAAAGCTGTGTCAAAACATTTCCTGTATTATTTATCACTGTAAATGTTTGAGTCGATGCTGTAAATGTGATTGTTACTTTTGGATCACTAGGAAAATACGAAATTCCAGCAAAATCTAATGCCCCTCCAAATCCTTGCACTGGAAACATATAGCCAGTAATCGAAGTTGGAATTGTAGTTGGAGAAAGTGCTAATGTCCTTGTTCCTGTAGGAATCGTTGTCTGAGCGTTTAGAGCCAGATTTAAAGCTACTAAATCAACAGTTAACCTATAAGCATTGCGTAGATTCTGCTGGCTACTACTAACCTGTGGCACTGCATTAAACCATTGCTCGAATGCTGCATTCTCTTGAAGAATAAATAATCCGCTTTCCTTGGAATTGACTGCATTTGCAATACGTCTTAGATAAAGTTGTAAAATCTGATCATAGTCTTCTTCATCTGCATTTACATCTAAAGATATTGGAAGCTGATTCGTATTTAATGATTGGTCGCTTGAAAATGTCATTAGTTTACGATCCTTCCACCTTCACGAAAATAAAAGTTCATAGCATGTAAAACAAGCGGTGTTTGATGGGTGGAAATCTGATTCATCAAAGCGTCATCAAATGTCATACCTACACGTAAAAATTGACCAAATTGATTACTATAAAAACGATACCATGCATAATCTGTACCCTGCAAATAGGTTGGCCCTACAGCATTTACAGTATTCCATATTCCTCCACCTGCATATGTTCCAGAAACAGATGTTGAGTTTATGGAAAAAGTATTTGCATCTATCACGGTAATGTTAAATTCTAACTGATTGATATTGGTCATGCCAATAATATTAGATATGTAAATCAGTGTTCCAGTTCTAAGGCTATGATTTTTGCTTGTTATGATACACGGATTGGTACTTATTGCTCCCTGAATAAATCCTGACTTAAGAGATGAATTTGAAAGTTCCTGGTTGCCAAAAGTTATTTGATTTGCTTGTACCAAATATGAATTTACAAATAGTTGAATCGTTACTGCCGGAATTGTAGGATAATGATTATTCGTATCCATAAGAAAATCAATATATGAAACTTTATATTGTTTTCCAGCTGCTTGATAAGGATTGAAGTCTTTCCCTTCTATATCCATGACTGGAAGTAGAGACATGACACCATTTCCAATGTATATAGAAGTACTTGTAGATATGAGATCAACATAATTTTCACCATTCCAAAATCTTAATCCTATTGTATTTGCATCGATAATATATGCTTGGTAAATTACATCGTTGATTCCTGGATCAGTTCCACTCCACAATGTACTTGAGAGATATATCAATTCTCCTTGTCCTTCTTCATTTACAGATTCTAAATTATGTGCTGGTGATACAAGTTGAACGGGAGTTGTAGTTAAATCAATAGAATAAATAAATAATGATGGTCCATACATTATAGGTGAAGGAATTGCTGTTTCTGCATCTGGATTTTCATATACAGATATAAAACCTTGCTGATTTCCCATCGTCACATATTCTGCATAATTTTGATCATCTACATTATCCCAAGAAACATTGCTATCCCAAAATGTTGTAAGACTGTCCCAGGTAATACCAAGTTGAAATTGTGCACGACCAAAACATGTAATTGTATCTCTAAATTGTGCCCAAGTATTATTTCTATAATTAAAGAGTAAAACAGTATTTGGATATGTCTGGAATATTACTTGATTAGAAACATCTAAATAATTCCAGTAAACCACCTCTTTTTCAAAGTCTCTTATGCCATGTACAAAATTAGGTGCATTATTTTGTATTTGAAACCCAAAAATTGTCTCAGGAATTTGTTCATCTAAACGTTTAAGTCCGCCAGCACTTGCTTGAATAACTCCTCGATCACTTACGGTCATTACACCTTGATCAAATACAATACTACTGTAAGTGCTAACAGCCCCAAAATCGCTCGATATACGTTCAAAAATAAACGGAAATCCATATTCTCCTACATAACGAAGTTGCCAAGTTGAATATTCAAAAAAGACAATTAAAGTATTTCTAAAAAATGCTGCACTAATGATTGCTTCATTGGTGGGAGCATCAATGAATCCACCTGTACCGAAAATATCTCTACGCCATCCATTAGTTTGATCTGTTGGATCACCAATTTGGCTAAAAGTACATCTCGAAGTAAAATTTGAAGCACCTATGAATGTATCAGCAGTTGCTCCTTCCCAAGTATTTAGCGTTAATAAACGTCCATAATATGGAATGATTATGAGAGCTTGCCACAATGTGGTTGTTGCAGTAAGAAGTGGTTGAAGATTGGTCCAAGCTGTATTATTGTAAAATCTGATCGGATCGTATGTATTGGCGGCTTTATTTAAATTAAAGTTTGTCTCAAAAAAATATTTAAGACTAGGATTTGCACCCTGATAATTTGCTGCCCAGAAAAAATCAGTATTTGTTCCTGTCCATACAGTACCAGCCACTAATTCATGAAATATTCCTGCATCAAATTGATAAGCATAAGTTGTATCAAAATAAACTGTTTGATCTATTCCAACTGTAGCAATATCTCTCTTCAAAATACCCATTACAGGTAATGCAGGATAATAACTAAATGTGATTGTCGCTGCTGTGCCACCTGCAATAGTTGTCGTAATTGTGACAGTACCAGTTGCATAATTTATTGTTCCAAAATTGCTCGTATTGATGCTTGTCCATGTTCCACCGGTTGTGTAAATTCCATATAGAGAAGTATTAGTAGTATCAATACCTAAAGAAAATCGATTAACGTCCACAACACTTATAATGAATACTGGGCCATTGATTAGATCTGTCATACCCCCGACTCCCGACATTGAGACTTGGGATCCAGAAGATAAATTGTGATTATTGCTAGTAACAACGCCTGGATTAGCATTAGTAAGACCTGTAATATTTCCCCTCTGAACAAGAACGCCCATTCCATTATCTTTTAATTTAAGAGTGCCAATATTGATAATGACAGATCCAGGGACAATTTGTGCAAAAGGTTCTATAATAGGAGGAGAAACTATTGAAAAAATATTAAAATTAAAATCAGGATTTGTACTTGTGCCAATACTGACTGATGAAAGATTTCTGCTTAGCCTTCCAATATTTACAGAACCATCTCTTTTCTTAACGCGATCTCGAAAAACATATGCATTGCGCAACTTTGAAAAAGCTTCATTTGGAAGCATCATCGGCTTCTTTTCGGTGACTAAACCACCAGAAGGATAACCTCCTATGAGGACTTGATTAAAACCTTGCATTAATTGCCTATTGCCATCCAATAAGAATTATCTATACTTCCCGAGCCATTTCTAAAAGTAAAACCTGTATTGGATACAGATCCTTGCAGCACAAAAATCCCATCTCCTCCCGAATTAGATCTAATTCCCGTCACTTGAACCATAAAACAAAAATTTGGAAAAGCCACATTATTTGTAGCAAATAATAACGGTGTTGCAGACTCATGCGGGGTTGAAGCAATCCCCCATTGTATTAATACACCCCCAACCCAAACATACCCATTAGAATTATTTGCTGCTGTTGTTTTTTTCCCTGTAAGTTGAGATAGAATTGAATTTGTTAATGTAAACAATTGCGGGTTTGTGGCATCTGGAATCCCAGAAGGCGGTACTAATGTAAATAATTGGAGTACACCGGCCATATTTGCAGGGGCTGCACCTTGAGTAACCATATGAATATTATTATGATAACCTGCTGGATTACTACCGGGTTGACCATTATTATTAATATGGTCGACACCTAAAGTTAAAAATGTTCCATCAAGATTATTTCTTATTTCTGCTTTAGTTTCTCCAAGACTTGCACCATCAGGTGGATACCCTAAATTATATGTTGGTATAGTCATTAACTCACCGCCACTACTGCAATAGGTTGATTATCTTGAGGAGTTTTAAGAATCTTCTTCGCTTTTAAAGTCATCCCATGCTTGCTAGGCTTTATTCTTTCTTTAAACTTTTTTTCTTTGCCTTTTATAACGACCATATAAGTCCTTAAGTTGTTGAATTGCCTTTAAAAAATGCATTTACAAACTTTATTGGTTTTTGAGGGGGCGTTTTAATTTTTTTCTTTTTCTTCTTTATTTTCATACCATTTGTCCACAGCTAAATCAAAGTCATATTCTCCATTCCACCAATGTGTCAAAGGAGGATTTAACTTCATTATTTTATATTCTCGCCAACTTTCTATCGAATCGCCTATACCCTTGTATCCTGGAGATCTTGTAATTATTCTTTTGCCTTTTTTAGGGGCCATTTCATCTATTTTTGTCCACATTATGGTCCACCACCTCCAAATCCTCCTCGACCACCCATTCCATAATTTTGTGTCACTTGATCAGTGTAAATTGTATAAATTTGCCTTTGCCCAATATCTGCATAAGTTCTCGTTTCAATTATGTCATATCGCTCTTTAAGCATTTTATCAATAAACATTACACCATCAGAATCAAACCTATTCTCGAAAATCTTCTTAGCAGCTCCAACAGCTAATATTTCCCACCATTCAGAAAGTTCTGGATTACCAGTTTCATCTTGAGCAAGTAAAGCTTTAATAGGCGATCTATAAGCCGTTAACTCGACCGTATAACCCTTATCTGGCATTGGAGAAAGTGTAAATTGATTCTGATAATACATAATCGCTAACGGAATTGATGGTTTCCTTGGATTATATTGAATATGTATAGGGGTTCCTGGTGGAATCGGTAAAGCAAATGTTAGGCCTGTGATTACCCCTGTTTGATAGTTAATAGTCGCATTTCCAGGGGTATCTGGCGTGCTTGACGCGTACTGCCTATAGTATGTCCAACCATACTCTTGATTAGTGCTATTAGACGTTTGGAAAATTTGAATTAGATTTCCTTGACCATCATCGGTAATATTCTGAGTCTCGCCGACTCCATTTTCTCCAATAACATTGGCAGTAATCAGTATATTCTGAACTCTTCCTTGTGTAAAGTAAAGGCTTGGATTAATCTGCGGGCCTGGATCATTATTAACACTTGGACTAAGAGGTCTAGCTATTGTATTTCCTGCATATGGGCCTGTACCTAATGTAGCATCTCCATATGCAAAGATTTCTTTTTGTTGCCAATTGAAATTGACTCCATAAAAACTCCAAGGATCGCGAAATAGTTTTATTTCTCGCTTAGCGCAATAGCAGGGATTATCAACAGTAATATAGAGTTCACTATTGAATGGATAGACGTCTTGTCCTACATTCGTTGTGAATGTATAAATATCTTTCAACTTTAAAGATCTAAACTTTGCAGGTAAATCATAGGTATAAAAGCTATTCATCTGAGTAACGATATAACTATCTGTAGTCTGAAAAGAATTAGAAGATGCTGTAAGCAATCTTGTTTTTAAAATTGCATCTGCAAGAGTTGGGAACAATGGAAATGTAGGCACAAATGTTTGAAGAGTCATATAATTTCACTCATATCTTCTGTCCATATTTTAGAACATTCTGAGCATTCCCATCCTATTCCCATCATCAAAGCGCTCTTATCTTTCAATTCAGAATTGCATCTATTACAAGACTTAGGAATATTAAATATTGTCCCTAAGTTTTTCTTAGTTTTTTTAGAAGGTTTTAGATTCACAATGTTGGCTCGTTGTCAAATGCATCTTCTAATGTCGTTGCTGCAAAATATGGTTCTATGCCACTTCCAGCAGCGACCGCAACACAAGGTATCTGAGGATCACTATTATTAATAAATGGAAAAAAGCCTAGTGAATTCACATCAATTGTCACGGTATTTGGCGTTAGTGAAATAATCAAACCTTTTTGATTATTTAACTGAATCATTCCATTTGCCGGAGGAACCCTAAAGCTGATCCATTCCCAGAGTGTAAAATTATGATCATCTACAAAAGTTACTGTTGCCTGCTGATCCTGTGTTATATCTGAGATATATTGCAGGTTTGGAATGAAGTTTGCTCCAAATGGTGGCCCAAAATCAGAGGGTAAAAAGAAACTCATTATAGATAATCACTTGGTGTAAATCTTACTCTGGAAATTGTTTCAAAACTTCTTGGTGGTTTTCCACCTTCCATAGGAAGCGATAAATCATATCTACGTACTTTTTTCTTAGTATTATTAAGGTGTTTAACAATCCCCATTGGCAATTCGCATATTTCACCATGAATCATTTTAATCATTTGAATAGGTTCTCCAGGCCATTTGCGATATGCAAACTCCAAAAACCCACCTTGAGCATCAATGAATTCAAACATGCCTTTACAAAGTTTATCATCTTTTTTACGTCCTTCTTTAATTAAGTTTTCACGTGCAATTGCATCCATTGTGTTAACTTTTTTCTTTCCAAGTTCTCTAATTAGCATATTTATCCTGGGTTAAGTGAGAGGGACAATATGTCCCTCTCGCATTATTACGCATTCGTTATCGCATTATTAAAATCGGCTTTAAAGGCCATTACAACCATATGGGCATTTGCAGCACCAACCACATTAAGGCCCAAATTCATGACGTATTGCGCTTTATTATCAAACGAATCGACTAAATTTGTTCCTGGGGGACTTTGTGGAAGAGTTGCACTTCCAATTGTCGTTGCAGTAGCTCCAAACGGTACAATTCCAGATCCAGCCGGAAAACACACTGCTGGAGATGCATTAGCGCCAACAGAGAATGTTGCTGAATTTGGGAATTGAAATGCTGTAAATCCAGTAGTATCATAATCAATGACGATTGATGATTCTGTTGCTGAATTTATTGTTTGAAGAACTCTTGCAGCTCCTGCAGGATGACCTGGATAGAAACCAGCCCTGGGAGTTCCAGTTAAATTACTTAACTGTGTCATTCCATAAGGAAGAGGTATCTGGAAGTCAACCAATTCGCCAGGAGTATAATCATTCGGACGAGCAAAATAGACTTTCGCCTGTGTTGCTTGAGTAATGTATAAAACTGGTGAAAGTTTTGGATACATAAACCCAGGATAAACCTTTTGGTAGAATCCTGTTGTACCATTGGCAACTACTAGACCGGCAGTTACTGCCGTTGCTAACATGCCAAGTGTAATGCTTGTGTTGGCTGTTAATGCTGTAATTTGAAATAATGTTGTACTTAATTCAAGAGCGCCTGTCACATTGATTAGGCGAACAAAATCCCCAATATTCAAACCAGCTGTTGATCCTGTAGAAACAACTCCAGTTGTGCCATTAATTGCTGTGATAGCAACTTTTGCATAGACAGGTGGATTTGTTTGATCAACAAATGTAAAACCGCCATTTGTTCCTGATGTGGTTGTCAATGCACCTGTGGTAATAGCTTGGCTAACACCAATGTATGACCCTTGAGCCATAGAACTAAAATACTCTGATTCCAATGATGGAACTGCTGCACTTACAACACCTTGGTTTGTTAAATCTTTAACGAATAGCCAATCTGGTCTATCTGTCATTTGAATATTAACAGCGACAGGTGTAGCCGGATTTGTGTAATCCCATTTTCCAATAAAACTATAAGGTAATGCCATATGTCCTCCTTAAATACCGGTTGAGCGTAAGTTTTGAAGCCATAGGTCATTTGTAATGCACTGCCCTTGATAGAAGGAGCATCCTGCCGTATGTCTGAGCATGCACGGATCATTATTATAACCTGGAGGTAGATAGATAAATCTAGCCTTACCACCTGATTGCCATACGACTTTGTAAGATTCTTTAGCAGCTACAAAACAGTTAGCGATATCATTACCAAACATAGATGCATTCTGAGATACAGAACCTTGTTCAGAAATAAAGAATCTAACGTTGTTAGCTCCACCGATCTCTGTAGATAATGTTTGACTAATGTTTGGATATTGAAATTTCTTGACGAATCCAGTCATGTTATATAAGACAGGAATCATTCTAGAGGTCAACATGCAACCATAAGCATCACCAATAGGAGATGTACCAAATTTCAGATCTGCTTCAACGATATTAGTGATATACTCTCCAGAGTTGTTCTGAAGGATAGTAAACACATCATCAACGTCTTCGATGGTCATCTCTGTAGGGATATCACCGTTAGAGCCGCCTACACAGTTAATAATTGAAGCACTAGACTCCAAATTATCACGCTGTAGGGCGTCTTGAGTTTCACGAAGTGATTGACCTAGACGAGCCGCAGCACTATTAAGCACTGGATCTTCGTTGGTAATTGTAACCTGACGAGTTAACACAATGTAAGTAGCATAAACTCTTACACGGCAGTCAACATCGACACGGTTTAGCGATTGAGGAGGAGGATTGTTTTGAGCATCATCCAAAGGCACTTCAAATAGATCTAATCTATCGTAACGGCTTTGGCGGTCAATAAATCCATTGTTATCAGGCAGTTCAACTGGAGTAGCAAATAATTGGTGAATTAAATTGTGCTCTGGAGTTGACAAAAGCTTCGCATTATAACGCTGCTGAATTTGTGGGGGCAGCGTACTAATAGATACAGTCATCTATGTTCCTTTGGGCCTTAACCCATTTCTGGAACCGAGTTGGCTAATTGCGCATAACCATGCATTTCGCGATAAAGATCTTTTTTCATAGCATCTGTCATTTTAAAAGCTTGGGCTATTGGCCTTTTATCGAAACCCATAGGACTTGGGATAGCCTTATCAGACTTTTCGATAGCCTTATCTAGCTCTTTACTTCTACGATCAGCAGGTACTTTGTCGACAAGATTCATCGCTTTGATGTATTTATATGTCTGCAAACCTATTTTGTAGGGATCTTTCAAATCAATGATCGATTTAGCCAGCTCAGGTTCTCTTTCTTCAAGTAAAGATAAAGTTTCTGAATTAACGATCTCACCAAAGTCTGAGAATTGGCGATTGAGCTTATCCATGAATTGATTTTCTTGCTGCTTGTTATAGAATTTCTCTACTTCTCGCTTAGCAATATCTTCGGCATACTTCTGAGCTTTCTTTTCAACAAGTTTTTCAATCTTGCCTTTAGAGATAAACTCTTCTGCGCCTATAGAATCAAATTCATCTGGCTCAGGTTTAGGAGCATTCTGTGCAAGTTGTGCCTGCATCATCTGCTCGAAAAACGCATCGCGCTCTTTTAACTTTCTTTCGAGATCTTCATTCTTAAGACGCATAGCTTTGAAGTTGCGATTGTCCGCCTCTTCTTTTGCTCTTTGTCTCATCTCTGCTTCGTTGACTTGTTCTTCGACTACAGGTGCTACCTGAGAAACTTCGCTATCTAGATCGATATCAGTCATTGAAATCCTTTGTTACTGCTGGCTAAACAGTGATTCGCCGTGTGGTAAGCTAGGCCACAAGATCGCTTGCTTGACACATATTGAATATATTCTTTATATGTCCAGTAAAAAGTTGAGGTGATAATGTTATGTATTACATGTCAAAATGAATGTCCTGATAAAGATTTTATCTTAAATCAAACGGACTGTTTCAGATGTGTATACAAAAAGAAGTGCGGTAATAATAAAAAGGGGAATCTAAAGAGTTGTAAGATTTGCAAAGGTCCGCTGGGCACAAATCTTAAACAAATCTATTGTTGCCCTGAATGTGCAAGTAAGGGATATGATCAAGTGCGACAAGAACGTTGGGGCATGAAATATGTTGGATGCGCCGGAAAGTTCTAGACTATTGAGGCTAATGAAACAGTTGTCTCTCTATCTGTATGCTGCGAGATTTTTATATCTCCTCTAAACATTGGATTTTCGATCCAATTTCCTTCATCGTTCTTAGTAAATCCAAAGTATTCTAGATGCATATTTTCCCATTTACGATACTTCACAAGCCTTTCAGCATCATAAAGATCAGGATTGTTCAACTCATTGATCATTTCTTGACGCTCTGGGAGTTCCCAACAGAAATATACATCATTTGTATATGGAATAACTTTGAAAACTAAAGAATCGGATTCAGGATAGGGCCTGTAAATCATCTTATACATTCGACGGATAAGGGCTTTTTTCATTTGTCGATCCCATTTCTCATAGACACGAATGTAGAAAGGGCGACCTTCAAAGTTCTTAGTCCCCTCAACAATTGTATCATTAAGATCATCTGCAAGACTCTTGCGAATCTCATAGTTCATATCACCGACGACAAGTTGTTTTTCGCCATACATTTGGCAATCTCTATAGATTTCACCTACAGTTTTGCGAGAAGGATCATATTGGCTCCAATTCATTCTAGCATTCATTTTATTTCTCCAGGCATTATCATATATTTCAAAGTTCCAGCTTGCGCAAAGATAAAACATGAATCGCCAATACACTTATCTTTAAAATACTCTTTAGTGTTTTTGCAGAGTTCTTTATCTCCCCAAAAATTAATCAAAAACATTTCTTTTACTTTTCCTCTTAACAAGGATCTTTCTTCAATTCTAAAAAAGAAAATGATATCTGGAGAAAAATCTAAACTTATCTGCATTATTTACCTTTATATGGCATTTGCTGAAGCAATGGTGGATTACCAATAGCTTTCATTGTAGGTTTCTTCTTAGCCTTCAAGATCGGCTCTTGAGCCTTCTTAGCCGGAGCATTATAAGTCTTTGCCATGATAAATTTTTAATCCAATGTAGTTAATAAGAAGTAAGGAACAATGATCCAAAATATTATGTAGATGATCACTATACCAAATTTCGATACCCAAGACAATTTCTAACATCTCCGTAAAACAACAAAATATATTAAAGATTGCAAAGACTATGTAACCTACTTTCATATTTGCCTATGTAAAGCAGCTTTACATTAAAAAATGGGCCACCGTTCCCCAGTCATAGGGTTACAATATCTAAAATGTAACCGGCCCACAAATTATCTTTTAGGCGTTTCTTCTATCATAGTTTGACCCCAGCGTCTTTCAACAAGATCATCCATATCCCTTATTGTTGTATCAGAGCGAACGCGAAAACCTTGAGTAAATTGCTGATCAAGATCAACTTTTCCTCTTTGAATTTCGATACGATCTGGACGAGCAGAATCTCCTACTTCCCTATTCGACAAAGTATCTCTTTTATATACATTATCTTGAGGATACCTTTCTTTATTAGAAGTAGTAAAAAGACCTGAATTTGATCTGTCTTTACTATCTTTAGCCATTAAGAATACCTACCCTTATAAGCCTGTTTTTCAACGGTAGTAGCTTCAGTTCCTTGGAATTTATCCTGACGTTCAATATAATCCAAGGTCTTGCTAAAACCTTCTTGAGAGAAGTCTTTGCTTGGCTTTTGATAATCTTTGATACGTGGATTCATATTTCCTTGATCCAGTCCTGCCATAGCCATATCGCCACTTGGCATACTGCCATTCTCACGACCTGATTGACGATTTCCACCAGATGCTTTTCCACCTTCTCCAGCGCTTTTGTATCCGCCCTGACCTTTTTCAGAACGTCCACCATAATTCTTAGCCATATAACCTCTCTTTGTACAATTTAATTTTTACGCTACATTTTGATTTGGTTCAACAACTTCTTTCTCTGGATTAGCAGCCGGATTTACCATCTGTAATATTTCTAATTGCTGTTGAATATGTTCTAGATCCATTCCTTTAAGTTCTTTCATGGCTTTAATAACATTGAGGAGGCTTGCAGTATCCTCTTGATGTGCTCTACGCAATTTATCTTGAGCAATCGCACTATCTGTTTGTATCTTAGCCACACGCTCTTTAGCAAGACCCTCTTGGCTATGTGCATATGCAACTTTAGTAAGGTTGTCCACTTGCATTTGCTGCATTTGCATCGCTTCCATTTTCTCTTGTTGTTGCTGCATGGCTTCTTGTTTCTTCTGAATCTTCTCGATGATACGATCTTTATTCTGAATAGTCATGGCTTCGATAATTTCATCAACCGGCATGAGGTCCGGTGCAATTTGTTGGAGATGTAATAATTGCGCAAGTTCAAGCTGCTGCTGGGATTCCGTAAGCGGTACTTGTACAACTTTGCAACCATACTTAAAGAATAATTTATTATCAAATTCAGCTGTTGGCTCTTCTCCGAGCACTTGTTTAAATTTCCCATATGTCCAGTTCTTTTGCATGAATTCAATCTCAAGATCACCACAAAGTGTTTGGGTCTGATCTGCTTGATCAAATAGTTTAGTAAGATTACGCGCAGTTGCGGCTTGACGCATCATAGAGATGATTCCAGACTTATCATCTACATCCATTCCCATAGCTGCTGGATCGACCCCAGAAACTCGGTGAATAATGTCTTTCAGCATTTCTTCCATCTGGAGCATGACAGGTGAAGGAGGAATAATCGGCATTGGTTCAACATCAGACATCTGAAAGTCTGGATCAATGCTAAGAACGCGTCCATGTCCTTGATTCAAACCATCTTCCGGGGTGACTAGAGCACCTTTCTTGATCTTTAGGCCTTGTTGCTGCGCATCCAAAATCTCAAGATTAGATACTTTAAGACGGTTGAACAGATATTGAGGATCACGTAGATCTCTACATATTCCGCGGAATTTGTAAGCATAATAAGGAGTATCAGCGGTAAAGTAAGCAAGCATTGGCACACAAGGATACTTGTCAAGGCCATAAGGATTGGGTTCATCCACCAAAACTCTATCGTTGAGGATAATAGAACGACGTACTGTTGGTACTTGTTTTTTAATTGTCGCAAGTTTACCTCTAAATGCTTGCATTAGTTCTTTGAGTTGCTCTTTAGTTCCTGTGAACTCTTGGCATTCCTCTGTTTTTTTATCAACTAAGAATGTTGCTTCACGATTGCTTGCATACCAATATTCATCAAATGCTATTAAATTTGGAAACTGAATCTGATAGACTTCAGGCATGTAATAGAACTTATCATCACGATATGTCCCTTTGGGAAGACTAAGAATATCATCAGCAAATTGTGAATAAAGTAATGCCGCTTCCTCGCGATCAAAGAACGTTCTCATCCACCAGTATCTTGCATCGCTCATATCTGCTTTACGGAAATATGGATCAAATAGACAAGATTTCATATCTACATAACGCCAGCGGGGGTCTGGACTAATTGGATCTTTTGTATAGTCTGCCCATAGATACATGAAACCAAGGCCTTGAACTAAACCGCCTAACTCAAATGCATCACTGAATGTCTGATAGAATCCCTGCTTGTGATTATGATAAAGGCATTTGGTAAGCTGATCAGCCGTTTGTTGTCTGCCTTGCATTACAGGGATACAAGCAGTTGACTTACGCGTCAATCGCTGCTGACCGGATACTGCCTGCACGATTGGATTCATAATATTGAAGTTCCAATTCTTACGACGATAGGTTGCAACACCTGGAAAGATTAGACCCCAGATGTCCTGATCACCCAGATAAAAGCGCTGATCAACATCGGCTTGGTACCATTGTGTCTGTAAGATATTTATACAATCAGAGTAGTTTTTCTCCATCGATTGACGGAGTGAGACGTTTAGGCTTTCTTCCGGCCAAAAGACGGGATCCGAGTTGCGCATGTCTAACCTTGGTTAAATTGCAAGGTAAACAATAAACTATTTATTCGCTATCAGTCTCTTTACATAACGCCGCGATCATGGTGATTATATGTTTGATATCCTTTTCTTTCTTTGATGTCTTGTTTCCCCAGGCTCGAACTAATGATGTGTGTCCCTTCAATTCATTAACCATGACATTGAGTTTATCGATGTTTTTCATGTAGACGTCAAATTTATCCAAGACTTCAATTGCTCTGGCAGCTCTCAATTCAAGATCTAGAGGTTTTTTGATTTCATTTACCTTATCATGCAATCTTTCTAAACTAGATTGTAATTCTTCTATTTCTTCAAATAAACATTGATCGTTCATTTCTTGTCCAATTTCATCTGTCATTTATTTAAAACCTTTAGTATCAAAATCATCGTATTTTTTAATGTTTCCATTTCTTCAATAATCTTATCATTCGACTTTCGGATAGTCTCTATTTCATCGAATACACTATATGTCTCTTCTTCGACTTCCTTATAGAAAGATTTTCTTAAGCGTGTTACTTCATCTTTTATTCTATAAAGCACATCTTGTGGCGTTGTCATGAAAAATACCTACTTACTGCTTTATGATCATTCTCTACGCTTCCTCTTGATGTTGTCTCGATATTCTGCAATCCTATTGCAAGATATCTAAACGCATCTGCTGCATGGCTGTGTTCATCGTGAAAGGGAGAATTCTTATAACAACCCAAACGATCATCCCAAAGTTTGCGATATGCTTCAAGATGTTTTATACCTTTGCTACACTTTTGCTCATCGAAACTACAACGTCCGAGTATTGCACGTACAGCCTGGATTCCGTCGAATGGATTGCAGTCTTTTCTTTCAAGAATAACAATCTTGCCGTTACTATCGAGCAAAGCACGCAAGTGATCAGCATACGATAGTTTATTGCTATTCTCACGTTTTGCAGCATCATGCGGCAATATGATTCGTCCATAACGATATTTCTGCTGATTAAGCCAGTCAGCGTAATGCGCAATCTCTTCGTCATAGTTTTCGTAGAAGTTAATGACATTGATTGAGCCGCCTCGAGCTACTTGAAAAGCCCAAATGCTAGTAAAATCATCAAGACCAATATCAAAAGCAACGTGGACAGGCTGAGAGTTATCATAAGGAACGCGGCAAATACCACCATTTGCTCGTAGTTTAGTAAACTGAGCGCCATAATAAAGACCTTCATTTGCACTTTCGAATGCCTCTCTTGAGTTGCTTGGGTACTCTTGCTTCATAGCATCCCCGAGCATTTTTAGCTTCATCTCATACCAGCGCCGTTGTTCTTCGTCAATCTTTCTCTGCCTTTCTAGCTCAATGACATCAAGATATTCGTTTGTTTCTTTTGACACTACAACCTCGGGGCTTGATTCGCGATAAGATGGCTCTTCATACCAGGGAAAGAAGAAGAAGCGCATCTGCATAGGGCTAAGTTTAGCTTTTGATTGCTTTAGGGCTTCTGATTGCTTTGAGAAGTCGTAGAAGTAGCCTTCGCGCCCTTCAGCAGTGGATTCAATAACAACAATTTGATCACGTCCCACTGTGTTGAGAGAGCCTGTAACAATTTCTCTTGCGACATCAGGGCTAGAGGCGCAGATTTTCCCGAATTCAGAGATGAGCAATCTTTGATTAGTTCCTGAGCGGAATCCA